AGCAACCAAAATCCAGTATTATAAGGAAGGGGGTAACTAATGACAAATTTATATAAGGAAGTACTCCCTGAAGCAATAGAAGTAAATCCTGTAGCAAAACCAATTAAAAAAGTAGTTAATGAGTATAAAAAAGTTAGAACAGAAATACAGCAAGCCTCTAGAAAGGCATTAGTCAATAAAGAAAAAATAACTTTTGAAATGATTGGAGAATTAGAGGGTAGGGCACGTGGCTCTTTTAGAGGATTAGATAATATAACAGAAAGATTTACCAAGTTATTAACTGAAGGCAGTTTTCAAAGTGGTCAGGATATAGCAGATGGTTTTATAAAAGCACAACAAACAGTTATCAACGAAGCAGGGGAGAGCGTTCTTCTATTTGATTTAAAACCTCATGAAAGAGTTTTATACCAACAACAGTTAAATGATATAAAAACAAAAGTGCTGCGGGAAGTAAAAATGCTCAACCAACAATTAAGAGATAACTTTGATGATGTTATTAGACAGGGTATGGTAAAAGGTAGTTCAATGAGATTGACTGACGAGGCAAAAGATGTTGGTACTCAACTTTATAATAAGATAGAGGACGAAGGATTAGTATTGAAAGACAGTATTGGCAGAAATTGGAAGCCAGAAACCTATGTAAGAATGTATAGTAGAACACGTAGCAGAGAAATACAGACTGAAGCAATTGAAAACAGAATGAATGATTATGATTTAGATTTAGTACAGATATCTGCTCATTTAGATGTAGATGGAATGGATATTTGTAATGAGTATGAAGGTAATGTTTACAGTTTAAGTGGTAATGATTCAAAGTACCCACGAATTGATATTAAACCTCCTTTTCACCCTAATTGTTGTCATGTCATGACACCTTGGATAAAGAAATATCATGAGTCAATGGGCGGCAGGGAAGATGAAGTTGGTAAATATACTACAACACCACAAAGAAACAAATATGTAAATGAAGAATAGGAAAAGGCTTTGATAATAACCCGAAATTAGATGATAAAGGAATAGAGTGGATTGTTAAGAAAAATTAGAGAGGGGGTACAGTTTAATAATAACATAATTTATATTACTTATATTATATCATATGTCCAAACTTGCGATGACAGAAAAAGCATCCCGGAGTAGTTAGCCTGACAAGGCGTAAAAAAAGGTGGGCGACAGCCCTAAAAAGGAGAGATAAAATAATGGAAAAATTGTTAAAAGTATTAAAAGATGCTGGTGTTGAAGTTGATGATAAGTTAGAAGGTAAAATAAAAAATGCTTATCCGGATAATAATACTGATGATTTATTTACTCAAAGTGAGGTAGACAGTGTTGTTAAAAAGAGAATAAATAGAGAGCAGAAAGTATATGAACAACAAATTAAAGATTTAGAGGATAAGTTATCCGGTATGATAGACCCAAATAAAGCCGAGGAATATAAAAAAGAAATCGATAACTTAAAATCCGAAAGGGATAATATACGAAGAAGCCTTAAAACTGATTATGAACTTAAATTAGCATCAAAAAGTGTTGGAGTAAAAGATGAAGAATACTTTGATTTTTTGGTAGACAAAAAAGGCTTGAAAGATAGACTTAAATATGATGCCCAAAAAGACAGAGTAGTGGCTACTGATAAGGATGGTAATATACTTACTGAGAATGGTAAGAAACTGGGTCCTGAAGTTCTTATAAAAGAATTAAAAGAAGAAAAGCCAGAAGTATTTGGTGAAACCCAAAAGGAAATAAGTTCTGCTACTAATCCAAAACATAAGGATATGGATAAAGGGGCAAGGACTAAAGAAGTAGCCGAAGAATTCGGTTATAAAACTAAAAGTGAAAAGGAGTGAAAATAAATGACTTTAAAACCACAAGAATCAAGTGAACTAGAATTTATACAAGTATTAAAATCAAAGCACGCTAGGTATATTAATCGTGCTGTTGTTGATACTGATGCTGTTGGTAAAGACTATGTTAAACCTGGTGCTGCTATGGGTAAAATAACAAGTTCTGGATTATATGGTCCTGTTACAAGAGGGGCTGTTGGTTCAGTAACAACTTCTACTGACTTAATCACATTATCTGGTGAAGCTGAAGCTTGGAATTTACAAGTAGGAGACGAATTAGAAACATTGGATGTTGATGGATCAGTAATAACAGCTAATGTGAGTGATGACCTTGTTGTCACAGCAATTGATGGAGCAGACATTACCGTGACAAATATTGAAAGCACAGAACATGATGATGCTGCTTATATTCAAAAAGCAGACGGAAGTTCAGACGCTGAATTTATTTGTTTACAGTTAATTGATGTCTCAGACGATGAAGATGTAATAGTTGGAGGAATTGTTCATGGTGCTGTTTATAAAGACAGGATGGCTAATTATGATGCTTCCGTGGAAGAAGATTTACCACAAGTATCATTCGAATAAATTTATAAAATAAGAGAGGTGAAATCGTAATGAATAAAAATAAACTTATCGAATTTGTAGAAGATACTTTTGGTATTGACTATTTAGGTTTTATTGAGGAAATAGATGAACCTCAAAATTATATAGGTGATGCCTTTATCCCTACAAAAAATGAATATGACTATGATTGGGTATATCATATATTTGATAATACTGTAGCAATGGCCAAGATTATGGCTAGAGGGGATGCTGAGACACCAATTATTGGTGGACCAGCTGTTAAAAAAGTAGCGGGTTCCGTTGCCCCTTTTGGTCAAAAGTTTGAAGTTAACAAAGCAGTATTAAATAAAATATTTAACCCTAGGAATGACAGTGAATTAAAATCTAACTTAAAGCAGATTTTAGATGAATCTGCTAGGAATGTAAGGTCAGCACAAGCTAGAAGAGAATGGTTAAGATGGCAAGTTCTTACTAATGGTTCTATTACTATTTCGGACAATGATAGTAACGATATAATTAGTGTTGATTTTGGTGTTCCTACTGGTCATCAATATGCTGTTGCAGATTTAGAAGGGGATGCCTGGAATGGTACAGCTCCAAAACCATTGTCCGATTTAATAACAATGTGTGAAAAGTACTATGACACTAATGATGAAATGCCGACTGATATTATCATGAGAAGAGCACAACTTAAACAGGTAATAGGTAGTGGAGAAGTAGCAAGTGAGTTCTCAGATAATGCTACTAGAGTTTCATTAGAGATGGTTAATGACTATTTAGCAAGTCTTGGTTATCCTGAAATTAGTGCTTATGATGAATTTGTTTACACTGAAGACAGTGATACTGGTAGACCGGGGACTCCTACTTATTTAGTTCCTGCTGGTAAAGTTGTTCTTGCTAAAAGATCAATCGGACAAGAAATTAAGGATTTAGGTAGATTAGTAATGGGTCCAGTTAGTGAAAACAATTTCCAACCCGGCATATTTACTACAATGTATGACCAAGTAGACCCGGTTAAATATTTCCACTTTATGAAAGCGGAAATGTGGCCTGCTATTTATAATCCTGATTTCGTATTCTTCGCTACTGTTACTGAATAAGACTATAAGGGGGCAATTAAGCTCCCTTTTTTAATTAGAGTTCAAGGAGGGATATTATGTCATTGTTGTATAAAGCTAATCAATATTTTATGAATAGACTCTGGGCTGATAATTGGGATGATACAACTGATGAATTAAAAAGAAAATCGCTAGCAACAGCCCAGACACAAATTGATAACCTCAAGAACTCTAATAAATTTAGTGAGGACGAATATAATGAAGCTATATTTGAACAGACTTTATTCTTATTAGAGTTGACAGAGGAAGATAGGTTGAGGATAAATCTACAAGAACAAGGTGTTAAAAGTGTTAATATAAATGGGAGTGTCAGTGAAAGCTATGATTTAACCGGTGAAGTAGGTATATGTAATTATGCTAAATCCATACAAAGTAAATATAGAAGGAATTTTACTCCAGGTGATATGACATGATACAAAGTTATTTTAATAATGTAGCTGAAAAAATAGAGTTGTTCACAGAAGAGACAGATACTTATAATGAACCTATACTCAAAGAAATAGCAAGGGATGTAAAATGCAGATTTATAGAGCAGGAGAAATTAATTAAGAAAAATAATTCCGAAGAGATAGTTTCTTCCGCTGAAATACAACTTGACCCTTCAATACAGAAATTGAAACAAAGGAGTATTATAACTATAAACGGCAGAGATTACAAAGTAGAGAAATCAGGCTTTGTGTATGGGTTAATAAATAAGAAATATCAAAGAGTGTTTGTATCATGACAAAAAGAACAGATGATATTTATATTGATATCCAGAAATTAGAAAACAGTATAGATGAAGTTAAAAAAATGATGGATAAAAGTTTACAGATAGCTTTAAAAGCAGCTAGAAGAGAGACTGTTCTTGCAATGTTTGATTTGCTAGGAAGAGCTATGAGAGATGCCCCTGTAGAATTTGGGGATCTAAGAGGTAGTGGTTTAATCTTTTTTAATAGTGAACAAATAGGACATACTGAAAGTAATGTATCAGGGAATGGTCAAGTAGTTAAAGATAAATCGGTTAATATATCAATGTTTAATTTCACTGGATACTTAAAAGAGATAAATGGAAGGGTTGCTTTTAATAAAGAATATGCAACTGAACAGCATGAAAATATGGAATATAAACATCCAAGAGGTGGGAAAGCAAAATATTTAGAGGATAATTTAAAGAAAATGAATTCTAAATATGCAAAAAATTATTCCCGTGCTCTTAGGAAGGCACTTAACACTGAGGGGGCAGTTAAATGAATCTACTGGGAACAGATTTAAAACAGTATATAATAGATAATATTACTAAAGCAACCTCTAATAATATAAAAGTTGGTACAATGCCTTCAAATCCTGTAGAGTGTTTTATCATTTATCATACAGGAGGATACCCGCCGCAGAATGATATGACTGCTGACCCCACCATACAAATTACAATTAGACATGGGAAATATTCAAAATGTCAAGAAAATGCTATGCTTATTCATAATTTATTGAAAGAGAAGTATACTTTTTTCCTTTCAACAAATATATGGATAGTTAAAATAGAAGCGTTAGGTGAACCACAGCAAATTGGAACAGACGAAAATGGTAATTACTTGTTTACAAGTAACTACCATTTATGGTTACAATATATTCTATAAAAAAGAGAGGTGAATTTAAATGGTAACAAAAGCAGTTCAAAATCCAGGCAACTTTACAATAGGTCCTTCATATATATATGTAGGTTCTTATGGAGATGTCAAAGCGGACGCTAGAGATTTAGGGATAACCCAAGGTGGAGTTAGTTATAATCATACCAGTGAATTTAAGGAATATGATGATGCTGACCAATATATAGGAGTTGTTGGTGTTGAAAAAATTGGGGACAGGTTGGAAGTAACTGTAAGAGCCAAAGAAGCTATTTTAGAAAACTTGGCACTTGCTTGGGGGCTTCCTGATTCTAATTTAAGTGAAGAAACTAATACATTATCATTTGGGGGAGATTATAATGCTGTTTATAGGAGTTTATTCATTGATGGACCGGCTCCTGGCGGCGGTATTGCTAATTGGGAATTATATAAAGTAGTCGCATATACTAGTGGTGAGATTACAGACCAGAAAGATGATAATACTATTTATGAAATAACATTTCTAGTTATAGAAGATGTCACAAAAGCAGAACACCA